GCCGCCCTGGTGAGCGATGCGGTAATTCTGGAACACGAGGCCGGCGTAGATGGCCAAGATCGTGGCCTCGACCAGCGCCTTGACCTCCACATCGTCCTCGGTGCCCAGCACCATGAACTGGAGATCGACCGACGGGCTTTCGATGCCTACCGTGGCCTCGCGGCTCTCGAACTTCTCAATGATGATGGCCATGCGGTCCTCACGCGAACACCAGCCCGCCGTGCTGGGCTTCCTGCACGAGCCGGCGGGTGTTGACGGCAATCTGCTCCGTGGCGCGGGCCGTCCGTTCCGCCAGCGACTCGCCGCCCAGGCCGCGCACCGCCAGGGCGTTGAACGTCCCCTGGATGTCCACCTTCTGCCGGGTGGTGTCCATCAGCTCATCGAGTCCCTCCAGGTCGCCGGCCCGGCGCATCCGGCCCGGCCCCGCACGCTCGGCCTCGCGCTCGGCGCGGCGGCGGGCGGCCTCGGCCAGGGCTTCTTGCCATTCACGCTGGGCGTCGGCCAGCTCCTGCTCCGTCTCGGCCAGGGCGGGCCGGTTGCGGCGCTCGCGCTCGCGGCGTTCCTCTTCCTGCATGCGGCCCAGTTCCTGCTCGACGCCGGCGCGGTCTTGCTCGATCTGGTTGCGGCGTCGCTGCCGTTCCTGCTCGCGCTGCTGCAAGACGGCGTCGCGCTGGGCGTTGATCTCCTGCTCGCGCTGGGCTTCCTCCTCGTTGATGCGGGCGATCTCGGCCTCGGCGTCCGCGCCGAAGACGCCGCGCACCCGCGCCCAGACGCGCTGGAAGAAGCCGCTGAAGCGGTTCCAGGTGCGTTGCAAGACGCTGATGAAGTTGGTCCAGGCGTTGGCCAGGAACGTGGTCGTCTCGACCCAGGCGACCTCAGGGCGAACGCATCAAAATCCATGAACCCTTGAGGCGAAAGCACTTGCACAAACAGCCTCCGGGCTTCTCAATTGCCACAACCTTTTGCGAATAAAGGACTTACGGAATCACGCGCGTTCGCCCTGCAGGCGACCTGGAAGAAAAAATGGCGCCGTTGAAACCTAACTATCGTTAAGTAAGTATTACCATTGCCAGGTAAACATTCGGTCCCTTGGAGGTTGAGAGATGAAGACGTTTCTGGCGACATTTGCGGTATTGGTGCTGGCGATCTCTGCGGCGACTCGGCTCGCAGAGGCCGAAGACAGTCCCCAGTCGAAGCCACCCGTCATTCCGGCGACCCATTTCTCACTGCTTGACTTGGGTGGGTTGACGCATGATCTCGGCCAAAACGACGAACGCCATGTCAGGACCTTCGTCTTCCTCTCGACGGAATGCCCGATCTCCAACGGGTACACCAAAACGCTCAATGACTTACACGCCAGGTTCACCGGCAAAGGGGTGGACCTTTTTGGCGTCGTGGCGGATTCAACCGTCACACGCACCCAGGCGGCCAAGCACTTCGCCGACTTCAAGGCGGCATTTCCGATACTGTTCGACGCATCGGGTCTACTTCTGCAGGCGCTCAAGCCCACGCATGTGCCGGAGGCGTTTGTATTGGACCGGGACGGCAGACTGGTCTACCGAGGGGCCATCGACAATGCCTGGGAAGCCCTCGGGCGGCGCAGGTCCAAAGCAGAGAAGCACTTTTTCGCTGACGCCATCGCCGCCACTGTGGACGGCAAGCCGGTCGCCATGCCCGAAACGAAGCCGGTGGGGTGCTTGATCGAAGTGCCACCCAAAGGCGACGAGAAGGCCAAAGTCACCTACGCCCGTGACATCGCCCCAATCATCCAAGCCCGCTGCCTGAACTGCCACCGGGAAGGTCAGGTCGCCCCATTCGCCTTGGCCGACTATGAGCAAACGGCCAAGCGTGCCAAGCAGATTGTCCGGGTGACGCAGGACCGCCTCATGCCGCCTTGGATTCCTGCTCCGGGTCATGAGAAGTTCGTGGGGGAGCGCTGGTTGACGGACCGGGAACTCGAACTTTTCAAGCTGTGGGCCGAGACAGGTCGAGCGAAGGGTGATGATGCGGACTTGCCGCCGGCTCCGAAATTCGCCGAGGGTTGGCGATTAGGCAAGCCGGACCTGATCGTGAAAATGGCTGAGCCATTCACCGTTCCCGCCGATGGCCCTGATCTACTTCAGAATTTTGTCATCCCACTTGACATTCCCGAAGACAAGCTAGTGGCAGCAATCGAGTTCCACCCCGGCAACAAGCGGGTTGCTCACCACGCCGTGCTGTTCCTCGACGACAGCGGCACGGCCCGAAAGTTGGACAAGGCCACCCCAGAACCGGGGTATGCCAACTTCGGCGGGCCGGGATTCCTGCCGAGCGGAGCGCTCGGCGGGTGGTCGGTCGGAAATACGCCAAGACCTTTGCCGAACGGCATGGGCCGCTATCTCAAAAAAGGTTCCGACCTCGTGGTGCAGATGCACTATCACCCCACCGGCAAGCAGGAAACCGACCAGTCCGAGATCGGCCTGTTCTTCGTGAAAAAGCCCGTAGCAGAGTCCCTTAAGGAAAAGGCCAAGCTCGTCGGAAGCATCTGGATGGCGAATTACGAGATGGACATTGCTGCCGGCGAGAAGAATTATCGGCGGTCCACGTCGTACACGCTGCCGAAGGAAGTCATCATGGTGGGCGTGGTGCCGCACATGCATTTGCTCGGCAAGTCGATGAAGGTGACGGCCACGCTGCCGAACAAGACCATGAAGACGCTCATCGACATCCAGAATTGGAATTACAACTGGCAAGACGAGTATTACTACGAGCGGCCCTTCAAGCTTCCCGCCGGAACCCGGCTCGACGTGGAGGCCGTCTACGACAATTCCGCCGACAACCCGTCCAATCCGAGTTCGCCTCCGAAGCGGGTAACGTGGGGCGACGGCACGACGGACGAGATGCTGTTCTGCTTCTTCCTGTTGTCCGCGGAGAAGACGGAAGACCTCATCCACGTCATCTTTGACAACCTCAAGCACGACACGATGCAGCCTCGCAAGAAGGTGGAGAAGTGAGCGGGACGACGCTGCCAACGGTGCGCCCGCCGACGAACAATACCGAAGAACGGCTGCTCGACGCCGCCCTGACGCTGTTCGCCCAGAAGGGGTACGAGGCGGCGAGCGTGCGGGAGATCATCGAAGCCACCGGCGTGACCCGCCCAGTGCTGTACTACTACTGCTCCAGTAAGGAAGACCTGTTCAAGCGGCTGGTTCACTGGAAGCACGACGAGGCGTACCGGGAGCTTGGCCGGATCGTGCGGGAGACGAAAGGCTGTGCCAACCGTTTGCGGGCGATCATTCGAGGGTCGTTCGCCTATTGTGCCGCCGATCCGAGGGTGCCCCGGCTGATGTTCCAGACGGCTTACGGCCCGACCATTCCGGGCATCAGCGAGTTCATGGCTGAGCTGGGCGGGCTGCGGTTCGGGATCGTTCGCCAGGTGATGCAGGACGGCTTGGATTCCGGCGAGTTGCACGGCGGGGAGGCGTCGTCGTTAGCGTTGATCTTCTGCTGCATCATGGATCAGCACATCAACGTCTACTCGCGCCTGCCGCACCCAGAAGCACGGTTAACGCCGGAACTCGCTGATGGACTGGTGAATGTCTTTCTTTACGGTCTCGGTATGGGGAAACGGGGGCAGGTTGACCTGCCGCGGTTCGCGAAAGGCTGATCGCTCAACAGCGAACTCCGGGATGTGTCGTCGTCGGCCGTGTCCCAGACCATCTCGAACTCGATGGAGCCGTCCTTGAGGGTGGCAACGGTCGCCTTCCAGCCGGCGTTGCCGCGCGTGGTCACGTCCGCCTCGCCGGCCTCCAGGTTCAAGGTCACGTCCTTGACGTTCTTGATCTCGTTCCAGGCCGGGGCGGCGAAGGTGCCCGTGTTGCGATACAGCTTGGCGTCGAGGCCGAGTTTGACCGCCATGAGTGGGTCTCCTTAGCGAACCGAGTTCCGCCACAGCGCCGACAGCTTGGGCTTTTCCGCTTCAAAAGCCGGCTGCATGAACGGCCGAGGCCGGTAGCGCGCCTGCCGGGCCTTGCCGCGATCCTTGATCACCGCGTCGCCGCCGTGCTCCAGGAGGCGAGGCGCCGGCGAGCCTTCCTTCGTCAGCGTCGGGCCAATGACGACGCTCTTGCGCTGCGGGTCGTAGGCGAACAGGATGAACCGCCGCAGCAGGCCAACGTGCGAATGAGGCGGCTGGCCCGGCGGGCTGGTCCCCTTGCGCTTTCGAATCGAGGTTTTGGCCCGCTGCCGCACGAACGCGCCGAACTTCGACAGCACCTTCCGCGTGCCGGCGTCCACCGCCCGCTTGACCTTGTCGCGGTCGAAGAAGCCGCCCTTGGCGGCCTGGAACGTCATGCCGATCACGGCTCACCTCCAGGCCCGAAAGGTCAGCGTGACGACGCTGGTGAACTGCCGCAGCTCGTCGAGGTGCTCCAGCGCGTAGACCGGCTCGTTCTTCACCTCGGTGCAGCGGGCGTTCGGATAGCTGGCCAATGGCTGCGTCCGAAAGTGGTCGGCGATCTCCTCGACAAGCGTCGTCAGGGCGTCAAGCGACGCCTGGCTCATGTCGGTCTTCTTCTGCACCGCCACGTCGATCACGTAATCGAAGGTGTCGCGGTTGCGGTCCAGCGTCTTCGAGGCCAGTGCCCGCGGCACCACGCTTACCTTCAGCTCCGTCATCTCCGACAGATCGAACTTCGGCTGATAGTGGCGCTCGGCCGTCAATGGTTGACTGAACGCGGTCCCGTTCAGTTGGGCAACCACCGCGTCGGCGATGTCGAGGATCACGGCCATCTACTCGGTTCCCACCTGCTTCGTGTGAATTCGCAGCACCTTGCGAAACACGTCCGACCAGCGCCACGGCGGTTCCTTGCCCGGGGCCATGACCTCGTACACGAAGCTCTTGGCACCCTGCGTCTCGCGGATCAGGTCGCCTCGCTCGGGCAGTGTCGGCGATCCCGCGAGCACGAGGTCCGCTGCATGAATCAGAAAGTCGCGATCGGTCCATTCCATCCGCACGCCGCCGTAGCCGTCATCGAGCTTGAGCAGCGTCCGGCCGACCGTGGCCTGCACCGTGACCTGCTGCGCGCCGCGCTGGTAGATGACTTGCCGCGAGGCGTGCGTCTTGAGCTGGTCGGCCAGCCAATCGGAGCCGGTTTGCAGCAGATCAGGCATGGCAGCCTCACTGGTTCATGCGGACGCGCACCGTGGCATCGGCGTCGGCAGCAGCCTTCACCACCTTGCCGATCTGCTTGTTGCCCGCGGCCGTGGTCGTGGCAACATTGGCGGCGTTGTCCCAGTACACCGTTGTGCCTGCCGCCAGGGCCGTGCCAACGCCAGTCGCCTTGCCGAAGTCGAAGACGCCCTCGACGGCCAGCGCGCCGAGCTGGTTGGCCTTGATCGGTTGCTTGGCCACGCCGACCAGGTTGCCCTGCACGACCACGTCGCCGGCCGCCACGTCCGCCGCCGGCGTGTAGTCGATGGAGCAGCCCTCGTGAACGAAAACGGCTTGTGCCATTGCTCGGTCTCCTTGAAGTTACACGTGCTTCCAGGTCTGCCGTTTGACGACCGCTGCCACGGCTTGCTTGGTGATCCCGAGTGTTGCCGCCAGTTGCCCCAGACTGACTCGCGGGTAGGCTGCTCGGATCAGTCGCACGCTGGCCTCGGTGAGCTTGGCCTGACAGTTGGCCTCGCCGCGACAGTGCTCAATCCCGTGGAGGCCGCTGTCCCAGCAGTGCCGGATGTTCTCCTGGCACGACACGTATTCCAGGTTCTCCACGCGGTTGTCGGCCTTGTCGCCGTTCTTGTGGTTGACCTGTAACCCGATCGGGGCGGGCCCCAGGAAGGCGAGTGCCACCGCACGATGGACCTTCATCGATTTGGGACGCACTCCCGGCACGCACAAGCGAAAGAGCAGGTATCCCTTCGTGTCACGCCCCAGCCGGAGAATGCGACCCCGCCGCCGTCGGTAGAGTGGTTGTGCGGCGGGCTCGCTGCGGACGCGGCCGAGATTGCTGACACTGTACCATCCCTCCGCACCTGGGATCGGTCGCCATTCTTCGGTGATCACGTGGCTCACGCTTCACCTCGGGCCTTCACGCCGCCGCGATAGTCCTGGAGACTCACCCCGAAATCATGGAAGCCGCGCATCTGCACACCCAGCACGTGGAAGTCCGCCTCGGCCGTCTCGATGGTGGGCGACTCCTGGCCGTTGAGGAAAGCGACCTCGATGACCGGCAGGTCGGTCGGCTCGGCCAACAGATACCAGGCCTTGGTCGAGAAGCCCGCGTACTTGCTATTGCCCAGGTAACGGCTCACCTCGACGCGGAACTTGCCCTGGTGTGGGTTGGTGATCGGGTACTTGACGTTCGACGTGTTGTCGCGCAGCTCCAGCGACTTGAAGAGCTGCGAGCCGATGGCCGAGAGCGCCGTGGGCACGAGCAAGATCGCCGGCATGATGCCAATGGGCTTGCCGTCGCTGTCCACCTGGTCCATGAAGGCGACCTCGGCCGCCGTCAGCCCGTCGATCCCCAGCGCCGTGCCCGCGCCGGTCAGGTAGTTATTGCGCGCCGCCGTGAAGAAGGTGCTGTTGTTCAGGAACGTGGTCCAGAACACATCGTTGATCTTCAGGCCCGAGCCGCGGCCGCGTTTGCGCGGCACGGTCGTGATCGCGCCCAGGTCGTCGTTGATGATGTCGCGGCGGTCGATGGACAGGAGCAACCCGTAGGTGTCGGCCCGGTTCTCGTACTTCTCCTCGCCGAGCGTGCCGTGTTTCAGCTCGCCGCCGGGGGCGACCAGCTCGTACTGGTCCTTGCCGACCAGGCGGTAGCTGGTGACCGTCTTGAAGTCGCTGACGTTGCGGACGGCGGTGATGTTCCGCCAGGTCCGCTCGACGCTGAAAAACCCCTCCAGAAGGAACTTGTTGGCGACGTTGGACAGGATGCCGCCGATGTCGATGGTGGAGAAGGCGGCCTGGAGATTCTGGCCGCCTGCCTGTGCGTTACACGCAGACAGGAAGGCGAAGCGCAGGACGCTGCGGCTGTCGCGGAAGTTGCGGCCGGTGTAGCCGTTGGCCCACGCGGCCTCCAGCAGCAGTTCCTGCAACCCGATCCCGCCGCGGAACCGCTTCGAGGCCGCTTCGAGCGTCTTCTCGTCGTACAGCTCGTCGACCTTGGCCAGCTTCGCGGTGAGCATGCACGCGGCCTCGAGGACCTGGCCGCCGCACGCGGCCTCGACCGCGTGGATGGCCGGCGCCTTGGGGCGCGACGCGCGGAGCTTCTCCAGCTCGGTCTTCTCCTCCGTCCAGCCCTCAGAGATGGCCTTCTCCTCGATGTCGGGGAACTTGCCCGCGCAGATGCGACGGATGGCGCTGATCCGCTTCGTCTCCGCGAGCGCTTGCGCTCGCAGTTCCGTGACCGGTGTGGCAGGGGCGCTCGCCAAACTGGCA